GGCGCACAAGCTGTATTAGAGGAAACAAGAAAGTTTGCTAATGCACGTGATAGAACTTATGGAAAAACTGTAAATATAAAAGAAGCAATTAAAGCTAATGAAAAATTTGATAAATCAAGAGCGCCTCAAGCACCTAAAGATTTTGAACCAGATTTTAAAAAACCTAAAAGAAAACCGATGACAGTTACCGAATCTATAAAATCTTTATTTAGTAAAGAACCTGAACTTGGTAAAAAAATGAATGTAGAAATAAAAAAACTACCTCCGGGAACAGTCAATAAACCTACTTCATGGCTTGAAAAAGTATTAAAACAAAAAAAGATGATAGCTAAAGTTAAAATAGCTAAACCAGCAACTAGGATGGCTATATCTAAATTTCTTTTAGCAGCTGGAGGTAACGCAGCAAAAGGAGCTGGTTTTGGTTCTTGGATTGGAGCTGTGGCTAGTTTAGGTTTCACAGCTTACGAAGCTTATAATTTAGTTAAATTTTTAGCAGAGGACTAATGGCAAGATTTACACCTGAAGGTTGGCAACCTAGTGCTGAACGAGAGAAAATTTCTGAAACAATCTATCAATACAATGTAAATCCTCAGAATTTTGAAGACGATAGCACGCTTGATGATTTAGAATTACATGCATCTCATTATGGTATACCATTTGCAAGAAGCAAAGAACATCAAGATAGTTTAATATCTAGAACTATAGGTGAGTTAGGGAAAGGTTTTGCTCAAGGCATAAGTGCTAATTTAATACCTATAGATTCACCACCTCCTCGTGATAACGTAGCTAAAATAGCTAGACAACTTGGTTCTGTTGCTGGTTTTATGGGTTACGTCCCCGGTAAAAAATATCTTCCTATGTTAGGTAAGGTAAAGAATCTCAGTTTACCTATGTACGCTTCTTCTAAAGCAACTAAAGCTGTTAGTAAAGCAATCGACCCATTATTAAGACAAGCTACTAAAGAAACTAAAGAGTTTTTAACTGGTAGTGTCATCTCTGATGTTGCCCAAGGTGGCTTTCAAATGGGTGTAGCATCTGCCGTATCGGGTGAATGGAAACAAGGTGTTGGTACTATACTTGAAAATGCTGGTTATGGAGCTTTGTATGGTGGTGTTGCTCGTGGTATAGGTAACATGACAGGGTTTGGTAAAAGAATTACAGTAAATCAATTAGACAAAAGCACTGGAGCCCCAAAATTATCTAAACTGTCTGACGGACAGAAAGCTGATTTGTCTATGCGAGTATTGGCTAATGGAGCTTTTGACGCTTTAAGCGCTAAAATGCAAGGTCAAACAACACCTGAGCAAGTGTACAACTTTGTTATGGGTGGATTTCTAGGATGGAGAGATTTACCTTTATCAACAAGAACTAGTCAAGATTTTATATGGAAAAGCATAAGAGATAAAACTATTGAGGACCCTGAGTTGCACCCTGATTGGGATAAATACACCCCAGAAATGCATGAGATTATTAAAAAGGATTTTGATTTTTATTTCGGTCCACAAGAAGCTAGAGGTGTTGTTGCTAAACTTTTACAAGATAGAGGTATGGTAACTGAGGAAGAATTTTACAAAAGCATTGGGAAAAGATTAGGGTTAGAGTTTGAAATTGGACCTGATGGTGTACCAATACAAAAACTTAGTGATAAAGATGTAGATGAGTATGTAAAAGAATATACGGATAATGGTGCTACTAAAGATTTAGACGACCTAGACATGCACATTAGCGATGTAAGAGACCTTGTTGGAAAAGGACAACCCGTAGTTAACTGGGTAACATCTCACTTAAAACCTAAAAGTGAATTTGAAAAAATAGGTATGAGCGCAGATTTATTTGCTGAATGGAAAAGATATTTTGAAAAAGGTCCTGATGGTATTAGACCTAAAGTTGGCGCTGAAGATGGAATGTATAAATATATTTTTAAAAAATATAATACAAAATTAGATGATATTGGAAAAGGCTGGTGGAGAAGATTTGCGGAAGAACAAAGAAAAAGAATTTTTGTACCTCAATTAACTGTAGTAGATGGAAAAGCTAGTTTTTTAAGTGGGAATATTAATGCAGTAGGCAGTAAGAAAGATGTGCATTTTCAAAGACCTATCATTGGGGACGTTTTACATCTTCAATATCCAGAAACAAAAAGTAAAAACTTCTTTACCTATCTTGACCATATGATTTTTAATGGAAAAGAATATACATTAAGAAGTGCTGAGGAAAGTATTTATAGAGATTTACTTCAAAAAGCTGAGAATGAAAACGAAGGACCTTTATCATCATTTGAAAGAGAAAATTTAAGAGACCGAGCAGAAGGAGAATTTAAATCTAGTATAGATAAGGTTCATGAGCGACTTAATAAAGAAGGGTATTACTATGTAGGTGGTAAGGGCGATAAAGACGCTATGTATTTTATACAAAAACATCCCTTTGTAGCGAGTAAAAAGAACAAGGACGGTATTGGCACTAGGCAAATATTAAAAGCTTTATATCAGCATTCTAAAGCAAACGGTTTTACAAAAAGACCTAATGTTGATGCTTTTATTAAAGAGTTAAAATTAGATAGTCAATACTTAAAAGACAGTGTAGCAAGTAATGTTTTATATGACCTTACTTGGAATGGTTTTGATGTTTCTCAAAATTTAAAATCAGGTGATATTAGAACAACTACATTAGTTAAAAATTTTTTAACTGCAATGAGAAAAGATGGTAAGTTTTTAAACAGCGCAAAAGCTTATAATAAAAGAGCTCAGATATGGTTTAATACTGGCATAAGTAGTGATGCAAATAATGTAAGCAAAATGATAAAGAGCGTGCCTGTTCAAAATGGTAATTTAAAAATAAAAATATTTGATGATGATAAAAAAGGCAACCTTTATGGTAGAGGTGATACTCAAACAGAATTTACAGATGGTGCTATACTAGGCTTAAAAGATGTAATAAAAGCGTTAAACGTTGATAAAGGAATGCCTACTGACGGTAATGTAAATAAAAGTTTTATAGTGAGTCCTGACGAAAACCTTGGAGCACTTCTTGGTAAGTATATGATACACGAACCCAGTAAGGAAACTTCTGATAGAATGAAAAAAGAAGGTGTACATTTATTACTACCTGAATCAGCGGTTAAGCAAATGGGTTTTAGAAAATTTGACATTGTTTATGATTTACCTATAGAGCATATCAGAACTACTATGTCTGAAATAACAAGTAAGAAATATATAAAGCCTCAAAGACTTCCTAAGCAAATGATGACAGTGTTGAGTGCTATTGATGGGAATAATTCTGATTTATTTAAACAAATGTACGAAGATTTTAGTGGAAAAAGTAAAAATGGCACAGAAGAAGGTAGAAATATATTACAAAAATTTGAACTTGACCCTACTAAAAATGAAAAAGATTTAATAGAAAAATATGATGAAATACCTATAAATAAATTATTTGAAATTATAAGAAATCCTGATTATGAAAGTGCGTCAGCTGGTCTTATGCAGAAAATACTTAAAATACAAGATGACCATTATAGGAATACAGCAGAAGAATCTGAATACAGTAGAGATGAAATGGCTGAAGAGAGAATTAGCCTAGAAGAATATAATACTATAGTTGAAAGATTGGCTTCTATATACCCAAAAGGTAGTACTGGTGGGTTAATGCATAAATTTATTAGAGACTTTAGAATGGTTGCTTTGAAAAATTATGCTGTACATAGCGCAACTAGACCTAAGTTAAAAGGAAGTGCTGTAGCTCGTATTAGACCTTGGGATGAGGGTATGAAGAGCTCTATGGACGATATAAATGATGACAACAATAAAGTTTTTTACCTCGATGAAGGTCATAAAAAAATACCTTTATACGACTCTAGATTTAAAAATGGTAAGGCTACCTTAGAAGAAGTGTTTAACATGTCTAAGGATAAAAATTTAAACAAAGATGATGTGGAAGATTATAAAGAGATGATTAGGGGAGTTTTGACAAGAGTCCCTATGGATAGTATGAGTGGCGCAAATGTTCTTAGGCTAGGTGGTTTTACTGGGATAGATGGTTATGGAGTGTTAATGCACCCTAGGGTTATGAGAGCTCTTGGTGGTGCTGATTTAGACGGTGATAAAGCATTTGTATTCTTTGGTGGTGAAGGAGGTATGAAGCCTGAATATAAAAAAATGTACGATGAAGCTAGAGATGAATTTTTTGATAATAAAAGAGAAATGCACAATAAGGATGAATTAGATAAAGTTGCTAGAGCTGATGGTGGTAAACCTTTAAAAGTTCGGGAGTTATTTACTGTAAGCGATGAAGATTATCTAAGAAGTGCCAGTAACAATGCTAACTACTATAATCCAATATGGCGACAAGCAATGAGTAATGGGGCAAGTTCCGGAAGAGACGTACTTGGTACTGCTGTTAATACACGTAGTGCTATATTAGGAGCATACAATGCTATTACAAACATGGTTAGCAAGACAAATAGAGTAGAACTATTTAGATTGATGGAAGATGGTAGTAAAGGTAAATCTATAATAAAGAAGGACAAGAAAGGTAATATAACTTATATATTAAACTATAAAAAAAGTTATAATAAAAAAGATAATTCTGTAGGTTATTTTTCTAAAAGAATGGTCATAAATTTAAACCCTGAAAATATGGATATGTTTAAACAAAGGTCTAGAGCTGCGATAGCAATAGGTTCCGACCCTATGGATGAAGCTGGAGTTATGCCTAAAAATGTTTTTAAACAAATGTTGATGGAACCTCTATTTGACATTAAACAAGAAGTTTATGATAGAGGTAAATATAAAACTGATACGTTTGCTCCTGACCCAATGAATAATTTATCTAAAACTATTATAGGCGACTTTTTAAGTGTTAATTCAGCATTGTATGGGAAAAATAGCGCCACTGGATTAAGGTATACTTATTCAGATATTAAATCTATACTTTCTAAGCTAACAAAATTACCAAAAAGTGCAGAGAATAATGTTATGGTAAATTTAGCTAAAGATATTAACGACATTAATTGGAGTGATAATTTATTTAGAAGAGTAGATAGAAGAGCATTAGGTCAAATGTATCAAGAGCATAAAGATAATCTTGCTAAATTTGAATGGTTGAAACCTATTTTAAATAGAACAACTTTTGTTGTAAAAGAAAGTAAACTTGCTGAGTATGTTTTTGGTAAAAATATGTGGAGTGACATTCACCTAAAGAAATATTTAGAAAATGATGAAGCTTGGGCAGAATTATATTTAAACAGTCCTAAAACTAAAAACAATCAATTAGACGTTCCCTATAACTTAAAAGTAAATACTACATATAAAAGAGTTTTAGAAAACGGTATGGATGAAAAAAGTATAGTAAAAGCTATTAGTCCTGAGTGGAGAAGTTCATGGATAGATTATATGGTTTTAAAGTCTGAAGACTTTTTAGTAAACGATATGAGCGATATTACGACTATAAATAGAATTGTAAACGTTGTTAAGGAAGGTAATATTAATCCAGCTAGAATAGATGAAATTTTTAAAAGAGCTGAGTATATTAAGAACCAAAGTTACCATAAAATGCAAAACAGAAAATCTCAAGTTGATAAATTAGAATTTGATTTTATAGGTCACAATGAAAGAACTATAAACGATATATCTGATTTTACAAGTAGTAGCGATAAAGTTAGTGCTGGTGCTGATAATGTTCTTATAGATAAAATGATAAACGATTTTATAAAAGACAAAGAATTGAACAGTAAAGAAAAAGAACTTTTTGACACAATGTTATTAGGTAGCTTAACAAGGGGTGATTTACAAAAAGAAAGAACACTAAGAAAAAATATTAAAAAATTAAAAAAAGGTAGAGCTTGGGGTGGTAAAAAAGCTCAATATCAAGAAGCTTTATTAAAAGATTTAGAAAGAGATGCTGAAAGTACTTCCTTGATGAAAGTAGGTTTAAATAGTAAAGTAGTAAGCAATAGTAATATAAAAAAATACTTTGATGAATATGAGAAATTATTTAAAAAAGCATCTACCAAGTTAACAGATGTTGAAATAAAAAGCATTGAAGAATCATTGCTTCCCGATAAAGGTTCTGATAAAATAATTAATTTATTAACCGCTAACGGTAAAAGAGTTGAAGGTAGTATAATAGAGCAATCTGATTTAAACAAGGCTCAAAGTAGGTTTTTAGACGAACTAGCTCCTTTCATAGGGTTAGGTAAACCTGATATTAAAGACCCTGAGATGAATGAATTATATCTTGATATAAAAAGACATCTTGACAATATGCATAATGTAGATGCTAAAAACATTAACTGGTTATTTAGGACTGTTGCTGGTAAAGATATAAACACTGCAAATAAAATTGATTTACAATCATTTAAGAATTATTTAGATGATATGAATACTCCTAGTTTTTGGAGAAGAAGTTGGGATTATATTATTGGTAAAAATAAAACTGAAATAAAAAGAGCTTATTATATGCAGTTCCCAGCTACTATTGATAAAGACTTAGCTACTAGTTCTGCATTTAGACAGTTACAAGAAGGTATAAGTCCATATAAAGATAGACTTGGTAACACTGTAATGGGTAAAAACCTAACACCCATAACACCTATGGGATTAATACAGCAATTTAGTGCTAAAGCTACTGAAGTTTCACAACAAGTAATTCAAAATGAAAAAAGTGAACTTAGAGATAAGCTATTACCTTACCTTGATGGAATAGATAATGGAAGAGATTTATATGATATAGCTGTTGCTATGAGAGAAAAAACAATAGCGAATAAAAGATTTAAAAATGATAAAATATTTCTTTCTGAGTATATAGAAAACTGGAATGAAGTTAAACCTCTTTGGAATAAGTTGCGTAACAACACATATAGAGTGCCTTTAAAAACAGGTGTTCAGATTATGAAAGGTGCTGATGTTGTTGATAATATTAATAGAGCTATTACAATACAGAATGAAAAAGTTCATCAATGGTTAACTGGTGATGGTAAGTCTGCTCAAAGATTTTTAGAGATGGCACGAAATAAACAAGGTAGGATTACATATGGTGGTCTTGTTGTTTTAAGAAGAGCTTGGAATAGAGAAGTCGCTAACTTGTTAAGAAATGGTAAACCTATTCCGATAGAAAAATATGGAGTAGATGGAATTAGACTTATTAGTAAACATATTATCCAAAGCCATATGCCTTTAAAACGGATTAAACAAGATGGTTGGAAAAAATTAAAAGAAATAAATAGAAAGCTTGACTTTGAGCAGTCAGAGTATACTAGTAAGTATGATTATAGTGAGTATTTTCCCCATATAGGGCTAGATAAAAAGAAAGCTAAAGAAAGGTATGAATATGCTATTAAAACTTTAAATGAAAGAGATTTAACAAAAAAAGAAAAAGATGTAGAGATTAAAAAAGTATTTACTCAGTATAAAAGATTGACTGGTGATTATATGTCAAAAGATATGATGGGTGAAAATTATGATAGAGTAGAAGACATTATTACAGCAGTTGCTCAAAATAATATTTCACACGCTAAGGAAATTATGAGTAGCGGACTTGTTAAAGTTGGAAATCAATTTAGTAGAGAAAGTCATATTGGTGGATGGTCTAGAACTCCAGAAGCCTATGATGCATATATGAAAAATATTATTGATACATTTTATAGACAAGCTATGCAAACAGCAAATAGGTCTACAATTCATGAATTTGGAGAAAAGTTTTTTAGAAAAACTAAAGACGCTAATTTAACTACAGCTTGGAGAAGATTTTTTGGTTTATACGCTCAACAAGCTATGGGTTACCCTACTCATATACCAAAAGAAGTAATGAATGACCCCTTAATGAAAATTAAATACACTCCTTATAAGTTTTTTTCTGATAGTCAAACTAAAAAAAGAGTTGATTTTATAAGAAAAAAATTAAATATAGACAGGAAACAGTTAAAAGAATTTAATTTAAGTGAAGATGTTATAGATGAAATGACTGGTGTTAGTTACGCTCAATTAGAAAGTATGAGTGCCTTAGAAGCTAAATGGCAGTTAGCATCATTACTTGCTCACCCTAAAAGCGCAGTAGCTAACTTTTATGGTGGAAGTATTCATACTGTTATAAATACTGGATGGAGTACATTTAAAAATGCTAGAAGTATTGAGTATCTAAAAGCTAAAGTAAACCCTAAATGGAATAGTATGTCTGACGTAGAAGACTGGTTGCAAAAATTAGGAGTTACTGAAGATTTCTTACAATACGAAGTTGGCTTAAATCCAGCACAAAAAGACAATAATTTATCTAAAATGGCTAACGACGTTAGCAATATGTTAAAAACTGGTAAAAAAGTAGGACCTAAAGAACTGTTAGAAATAAAAAGAAAATATAATTTATCTGCTAGTGCATTTAAATTTGCTAGTTCTTTTATGAGAGTTCCTGAAAGAGCTTTAAGAAGAGATGCTTTTATGGCTCATTATTTACAAGCAAGAGAAAGATTTGGCAATAGTATAAAAGACCATGACCATCCATTTTTAATAGAAATGGCTAAAAAAGGTGTTAAGGCTACTCAGTTTTTATACTCTGCTCCATATAGACCAGCATGGACAACGAGTAGTATGGGTAAAATATTTTCAAGATTTCAGTTATGGAGTTGGAACTCAGTAAGATTTAGAAGAGACACTCTTAGAAGAGCTAAAATATATGGCTTTGTTCCGGGAACAGAAGCTCATGATGGAGCTATTAGAATGATGCAAGCAGATGCTTTTATGTTAGGAATGGCTAGTGTATATACATACTCTTTGTTTGAATCAGCATTACCTGCACCATATAACTGGTTACAAGATACAGCAGATTATTTCTTTGGAGATGAAAAAACTAAAGATAGAGCTTTTTTTGGTAGTCCTCTTGGACCGTTTCAAATAGTAACACCTCCGTTTCTTAGAGCTATGCCACAATTATTTAAATGGATGCTAAATAAAGACCAAGAAATGATGACTGAGTATGTAGCTTGGAGTTTATTTCCATTTGGTAGAATTGGTAGAGATGTATTAGGTAAGGGTGGCATTATTGAAAATCCATATTATGCCGTAAATAAAATGACTGGACTTCCTTTAATTGATGTAGCCGCAGATTTAAAACCTATATTCCCATATTTAGGTTCTAAAAAGGAAGAAACAGATGATTAAAAGAAGTGCGCTTGGTGTTTACCTTGGTGAAGAAGTATATAACAGATATTTATCTGCCGATTATGACGATAACGAAGCTCAAGAAGCTAGGTTTACAGGTACTAGGGGTATAGCCAATAGTATAGGTGTTGGTATTGCTAACGCAATTCCAAAAGCAGGTGTTTGGGCTATGAATAAACAAACAAATACTGTAGATAATTTTTATGGCAAAGCGACTATAGAAAAATATAAAAATTTACCTTATGAAAAAATAGGCGATAAATTAGCGTTTAGAATTGGTAAAAATGAAGGACTTGCTAGTAAACAAAGTTTCGAAGCAAATCTTAGAGGTGAAGTTGAAGATAAATTAGATAAATATTACCTTGGTAATGATAAACTAAAAGATAGAAGTTGGAGAAAAGATTATAAAACATATATTTCCAATGTTGCAAAAGAAAATAAATCTGGTTTTACTGTAACACCTGAAGAATTTAGACATTACATAGCTAGTAACGATGCTCGGCAATTACAGGATACTATTGATAAAAGAACTCAAGAAGTTTACAATGAAATTGCTATTTCTAAAAATAAAAATCCTGAAAGAATACCTTACTTAGAGGCTGAATTAGATAAATTAGATAAAGAAAGCTCTAAATTAGGTAAAGCTAGTAGATATTATCGTTCTGAAATAGCTAAGAATGAAATAGAAAATGGATTTTTAGCTAATAAAAGATATAGTACAAAACGACTTAAACAAGCTGGTTATTCTCCTGTAATTACAGCTAGGTGGAATGACCTAGAAGCTAAATTACCGGGACTTCCTGAAGGTTTTTTAAAACCTTGGAAAGGTGATGTCGATATAGCAACTCCAAAAATTCAAATAGAGAAAAAAAGCAAATTAGGTAAAAAGTTATCTTTAGATAAAGATATTGTTTTTCATAAAGGTGGTAAAATTATTAGAGAGGGTGTCGATAAACAAGTTGTTGTATTTAAAAATACTCATCGTGGCGATGCTATGCTTTTTAATAAAACTAATAAAAATTTTCACAATATAGCCGCTAAACTTTCTCATGGTCTAGGAACTGGAGAAGTTAATAATATACGCAGTATGAATGCTTTTTTAAGGCAAATGGTCGGTAGAAGCGATATAGATGAATTTAAATTAGGAAGAAGGCAATATGCAGCCCTTGGTGGAAAAAAATATGGTAAATATTTAAATGATGGAAAAAACAGACCATACATTTTAAAGAATAATGAGTTTAGAAAATTCAATAGGTTCGCTGTTGACAATATTGCTAATGAAATTAAACCTCAAGTTTTTCTTAAACAGGGTGAAAAAAATGGGAAGATATTATGGGGTGGTGTAAGAAAAAAATGGGATGGTTCATTTAAACTTAAAAATTTAGGCGGTGTTACTGCTCAATATTTTGAAGGTGGAGTTAATATGATGGGTGAATACAGATTCGACTCTAAAAATAATAAAGTGTATTCAAGAAGAATTAAAACAGATGTTCATGATATATTTAAAAGTAGTAAAGTGCAAAATAACGTACCTTTGCTTATTGATGAGTTTTACCATCAACATTATATAAATAATAAAGGTATATGGACTAATACTTCTCAAGCATCTCAACCTTCAAAATCTTTTGAATGGCAAAGCAGGTTACCTAATCGTGCAAGAGGTTCTAGTTTAGAAGATATAAACGTGTTTGAAAGAGGTGGTAGAAAGAAAATGCTTGTTAATTACATAAAGAATAATCCATCTAAAGCAAGTAAAGAGATAATTAAACTATTTACTAGTAAAAGTACAGCGGGAAAAGTGTTTAAACTTGCTGGATTAGCTATGGATGCTACTAGCTTAGCGTATATAGCTAAAGAAATGTCTGGCGCACTTACACCTTACCTTTTTAATATGTCAGACGATGATGACGATATGCCATCTAAAAACTGAATACTATAAATAACTTATTATTTTTTTAACTATATTATCGTAATAGTTGCATTTAGTATCAGCAGTACAGGGTTTATTTTCTTTATCGCTATCTAAGAATACTTTAAGTTCTCCTTCTTTTGAACTTAACATTACTCCTATGCATTTACCGCTATCCCAATTACAACAATGTTTTTGTGCGTTTTTTAATTTTAGTGTTTTCATGTATGTAGTTTATAAACGGCTATACAATAAATCAAGTGTTATATAGCCGTTTACAGTGTTTTATCTTATGATTTTCTTTTCGTCTTCAGCAGTCCATTTAGATTCTGTTTTTATCTTAGCCATTAAATCTTGAACTTCTATAGCTATTCCGTGCTGATTTTGAAATTCCATTGTTTTTTGCAACTTATCTAATCCTGAAACAATGATTTTTATATCTCTTGGTGTGGCTTTCATTAAAACCTACCTCCTTTAGCAAGTTTACGCATTACATATTTATTAAGTTCTTCTGGTAATTCACTTACTAATTGTATTAATATTGAGAAGTCATCTTCATCTAGAGGACCTTTTCGTGTATTACACGTTCTACATATTAGTTGTAAATTACTAATTACGGAATCTCCACCTTTAACAAGGGGGATTATATGGTCACAGGCTATAGTTCTAATGTTAAGTTTTTTTTCACAATACTTGCATTCTTTTCCATATTCTTTATAGAACATTTGTTTTATTTCATCAAGTGTAATGTCAAATTTAACATTATTTTCTTTAGACCTTATTTTTAAAGAAGATTTTACTCCTGACATTTTTCTTGTCAATTTAGTATATGCTTTTTTCCAAAACGTTTTATGAACTGGATACAATACTTTTTTAAATTCTTCTTTAGTTATGCTCATGTATTTAATAAATAATCATTTAATCTTAAATAGTTCCATCTATTCATAGCAACACTACCTTCTTTTATTACACCTCTTTTTATTAAATCAGTATAAGCTGCAATAATACATGTTCTTCTTTCAAATTTATTTTTCCAACTTCTTTTTCCGTAATTATCTGGTTTTTTTCGTGCCATTCATAACCTCTCTTATTTTATTTTGTACGTTATTATTAAGAATAGTTTTTGTTTCAGTTATTTTTAAAATTGCAGTAGCTATATACACCATACCATCTAATATTTCTTCTAAAGCTTCTACATTCCAATCTCTGCCATCAAAAGGGTCAAGTTGTTGACCATATTCTTTTTTACCTTTTTCTAACCTTGATTGAATTAATTTTATTATTTCTTCATTCATTTGAATACTCAGATGTTTTAACTATTTCAGGATATTCATTATACATATTTTTTTTATTTTTAGAATAAAGACTATTTATAACCCATTTTATTTCATCGAGTCTTTCTTCATCTGTTAAATAGCAAATATGCTTAGCTACTCTTATTACATCTTTGTCGAATCTTTCTTTTGTCATAGTTTTCCTTGTTATTTAAGGAGTGTACGGGTATTACTTAGCGCCAACCAGTAATAGGATACAATTTAAGTGTCACTCACTTTTCTTTGTTGTACACTCCTTAAAGTTAATCGTTATTTAAGCAATTAAGCTGTATTCTGCATATTTGTTACCTGTGTGAGCTTCTATTTTTTTTGTAACAATATTATGTCTTTCGTTTCTTAATTGATGTATTATAGCGGCTAATCTAAAGCAATTAAACTTATGTAAGGCTAACATTGGATTAATGCTATCTCCATGTTTTAAATGTTCTAATATTAGTTCTTTTTGGCTTCTCTTACTGCGTGACATAGATTTACTTCTCCTAATGTTAATTGTTGTGAAAAACCTATTTTCCATAAAAACAAGTCTAAACAAAGATGTGTTACGTCTTTATCCGTTACTGTAAAAATAGTTATTTCAAATGTTTTTAGTATATTTAAACCAAAACCATTTTTACCTACAGCAAAATTAATCATGACCTTCTTACTCGCTTAACTTTATAGAACCCTATACCCGGTATACTTTTACCAGCTTTAAGTTGTTCTTTAGCTTTTAGTTTGTCAATGCTTTCGACTTGTTTTACAACCCTATATTCATCTGGAATTATTTCTTCATTATGAATTACAACAGGACCCCACGTTTCGTACATTTTATACCTTGCTGTGTTTGTTTCATAAACTCCATTTTCATCACCAAGTTGTTCAACAATCATAGGTATTAACTCATTGTTAAAGTATTTTTTCATACTTTCAATCGCTTTTCTTCGGAACTTAAGTCTATTCATTTCATCTTTGATAGCTTCAATTTCAGCATCAATAAGATGTTCTTTTCTATTAAGTTCTACCATATAGCGGTCAATACCTTCTGTTTTCTTTTTAATCTTACCTTTAACAGTTGATAGTTTGTAGCTTATATCATCAGGTGGGTATATCCCCCTTTCTTTGTCTATTTCTACGTCTATAAACTCGTTAATAAGGTCTCTTGTTGTTTCTTTAGCCATTTTGCTCCTTCTGTTTTCTTTTTTCATACTTTTCTATAGCTGAAACTAGTAAGTATTCAGTTTGTTTTTTTACTGAACGCTTTTCTTCTTTAGCCATATCTTGTAGAAAAAACTTCTGCATTGTAGTCAATTCAGCTTTGATTATATGATGTCGTTTATTTGAGCCTCTCATTACGTTGTCCTTGGTAATCTGAATGATGGCGTCCAATTTAAATTTACATCAAATAAATCACCATCTGAGTTTTTAAATAGAGATACTTCTTTAGCTGTATTATCTTGTCTACCATTAATACCTATAACTTTTCTTGATGCATTTTCTATAGCACCTGAACCTTTACCAGCATATATGTCTAGTATTTCATTTCTACTATAATCTCTTGATACTTGTGAGATTTGTATAATGATTATATCCATATTTACAGCAAGGTTTGATAGGTAATGACTGATATATCGTACTTGTTCATATTCTCCACGTAAGTGCGGTGGACATTCTAACAAGTCAATGTAATCTATTACAACTACTGCTGGTTGCATTTCTTTAATCTTTTTAGCAATAGTATCTGGCTGGGTTGCTATAGTCTGTATTGTTAGATGTGATAATTGGTCTGCATAATCTTGACCTATTTGATGTACATCTTCATTGACTGCATCTTTATTTAATCCTGATACTATTTGTAGATTTCTTCTATGCATATAATGACCTGATAATTCTAATGACAAAAACAATGTTGGTAATTGCCACTCAGGTTGTATTATATCCTGCTTGAAATCATATCCTAAAACAATATTTTGAGCTAATGTAGTTTTATTGCTACCTGTAGGACCGAATATTGTAACTAATTCACCGGGGTATATAACGCAATCTTTGTCTCTTAAGCCGAAACTTTTTGCTAAATCTATACTTTTACCAGTGTAATCAGTAGATAATCTTTCTTCTAATTGCTCTTGTAATTGCTCTCTTGTATGCACATCTATTAAATAATCTTTACGTTTATAATAGACGCATTTAGGGTCACAATGTTCAGACATAATAGAATCTTTACAACCATATTGATAGCCATGATTGTATGTAGCTTCTACTTTGTCTATAATTACTTGAGGATTTAATTGATTATTATTCCAATGTAACAAACTTGCTTTAGTTGCATCGCTTGGTATACCATGTCTTCTAAAATGACTAGCCATTCTCAATACGGTGTTATTTCTGTTTCCTTGTGTTGGTCCATTTTTATACATTGTTTGAACGCATGGAACTACATTCCTTGGTTCTTGCACTGCTTGCATTGACCTTATCTCAGGAACATTTTTATTTACGTATGATTCTAGACTCCCATCACCTGATATTGTTTTTAACGATTTTTGATGTTTACCAACTTCAAAATTAGCTTTAGCATGTATTTGTTGAACATTCATTGTGTTTAGTTCTGTAACGCTTAATGGAACTTTGTACAATCCAGATTTTGTGTTATATGAATAAGGAGAGCGAATTATTGCTGATTTTGTGTATACACTTAAGTCTATTTTATAATCTATTAAGTCTTTCATAGTTTGTTTAAGTATAAACGGTAAATCAGAGCTTGGTTCAATATTAAAACATTCTCCAGATATATTTATATGATAGCCTGTACCACTAAAATATATTTGAAAGTTCTCTTCATTTAAACCAAGTTCCTGTAATTCGAATAACACAAATTGAGCTTGTTGCAAAGTATACTCATCTGTTTGTTGACCTTTATCAATATCAATAGGTACTTCATCAATATATCTTTTGCCTACAAAGTTTTTGATACTTCCACTTTTATTTATGAATTTTAATGCATCCTCATCATATAAAAATACACTTCTGTACATTTGTAATCCGGGCTTTAATTCATATAAAGTAGCCATATAATCGTGTTCAGAAACGAGAGCCCCTCTTGACGAAGGACTCCCGATTGCTATTTCTACATACATTAAAAGGGCATTGACTCACTTGAGTCAGAATTGCTGTCTATTGTAGGGACAACATTTCCACTTTCTGAGACTTCCTTTATAAGGTTCTTTGATTTTAGAAAGTTAACATAACCCTCTAAATCAGATTCACTAGTTCCAAATTTAGGATACACCTTAGTGTAAACCTTACCATTTTTAGCTTGTTCTTTATAAGCATAAGCATAAAGTGTTTTGTTACCTAGTTGTTTTAAGAAATTATCATGTAGATATTTCTCAAAATTATCAATAACCTTACCTTCTTTATCCACTAATGTACCTTCTTTGTTAGGTCCACCTTCGAATCCTATAGAGTCAAACAAATTATAAACTCTCTTTAACAATGAACATGTCTTGATGTTTCCATTAGGTTCTTTATCATATGAACCCAATACTGACATTGTATAAGGATATTGTGAATTTGGAGATGTTAATGTTATATCAATAAACATATCAGCCCAATCAAACTCACTTGTTCTATCTTCGAAGTTTGTAATGGTAACTGGAATTATACCTAAGTAACTTCCTGTTCCTGATGATGTTTCTATTTCACTTGGTCTGAATCTCTCGGACATTAGTCCTCCTTTTTGTAGTTTAGTATTTCTTTTCTTATACTTTCGTAATTAAACGGAAGTCTCTTTTGAGCAAGTGGCTTAAGTCTGCTTCCTACTACTCTTTCATCATAAGCTTCAAAAGATATGTAATATTTACCACCATCTTTATCTGCTGTACAATAGCCTATAACGTCTGCTTTAGCGGCTAAACTATATCCTAGTCCCCTTGGTAATTCTGGTCCTAGTTGAGCTTTACCATCTACTACATTCGTTGTTTTACTATGACTAATAAGAATAAGGTTTGCACCCATCTTTTTAGTTAGACCTTGGAAACGTTTGATAACGTCTAGATTTTTACGTCTAGCTTTTCCCCAGTCTGCGCCCCATGAACCTTCGCCCATAGCTGTTATTCCTAACTCTCGAATAACTATTGTTTCTACCCATTCGTTTACTTGCCCTATTGTATCTATAACAATAGTATCATAAGGCAAACTATCCCATTCTTTTTCTAGCCATTGATAAACTTCTATCATGCTATAAACAGGCATAGGACTACCTGCTTCTTTACCCGTTCTAAACCTATAACCTCTTTCTTCAGGAGGCACGATTTCGAATTGTGGCTTACCACTTTTAACGACTTGCTTGCCGTCAATCATCTGTTCTCTCATCGGAGGGTTTAGTTCGGTTACTGTAACTACATTAGCTTTATTAGTAAAATCAGAGCCAAGGTCTGTGTCAATCATTAACACTCCCTCAGCTCCTTTTTCACTCCATTGACTAGTTGCAGTTGTTTTACCTGTTTTTGGCTGACCAATGAAGAAGTAAGTCAGTCCTGAGGGCATTATCCCCCAGTCCGTCTGCACTTTGCGTACTTTTACCATTTGTTTCCTTGTTGTTGATGTTAGGTACTATTAATGTCCCATAATGGATATTTATTGGACTCAAGCTGGACCAAATGTAATCATAATAAGACAAATTTGCAACTAAAGAATGCACTTGACTAGCTACAATACTTACTACGTTTGTCGTAGCAAATACTGTGTGTTTCATAGAACAAGGTGCTGAAGGTACTGAACTTGTAGGTATCCAATGTTCAAAGTAATTTTGTTTAACAATACCTTTACAAGTGACTACTTCTATACTTGTAGCACCCATACGAGCATCTATAAGCCAAGCATTAGGATTTGATTTACCATGTCTATTCCACCACATTCTATATATAATTTTTCTAGATTCCATGTCATCAGTGCATATTATCATATTGGGACTAGTATTATTATTTACGCCAAAACGTTCTTCTATTCCATAGAATATTTGTTCTGGAGAAGTAACTCTATTCCACAATTTTATTGCGCAATTAGCTTTGGGTAATCCAACGTCATCAAAGTCATAAGCAGTGCTAGATAAATTATGTGATTCCATAACATCATCATCATAACCTCTTACAATTTGAAATCCCATGATACCTAATGTTTGCACTAGGAAAGAACCTATGCCTCCTAAACCTATAATTGTAACTTCTTTAAGGTTTTCAACATTAATAAGGTCTTTGTTTCTTAAAAATCTTGTATTATTCATTAACTACCTCTTTTAATTTATTTTTTAATTGATTACGTATTCTAGTATAAGCTTCAAAATAGCCTAATAAATAAACAGGATGCTCTCGGTTATTTATTTCTTCTTCATGAGGTTTATCTATATTATATTCACTTTCTAATTCAAAAGATATACTCCATAATTCTTCATCGATTACTTTTTCTAATCTTTGAAGAGCTTCTTGAGCTCTAAATTTGCTTATTTTCATTAATATCCTTTTAATTTATTGCCCCCTACATACCAAGGAGGAGATGACTTGATTTGTATGTAAGGGGCTTTTTCATTATATTCTTAAAGAATTTATACTATTCTCCTTATAATATTCTTTTAAGACATTAGACGCATCTAAACCAGAATTAATTGCTCGTATATCTGAAGCGAATTGATTAAAGTTTCTATTAATTATAAAAGCATCAATAGCTGTTAAAATCATATCTTCTTCATCTTCTTCTTCAACAATATCAGCATTTAGAAGCTTACTTGCTGGTGACAAATATGAGTCAAACATAGTTCTTTGACTTGATTCACCATTGTAATATTTATAGTTAAAACTACCAAAATAAGATTTCTTTTTCTCTTTGGCTTTTTTAGCTATGCTTTTAGCTTCTTTCTTCCATTCAGGATTTATAACTATTTTCTCTTTTGGTTTGTATACATCTCCTTCTACAAAATGATTAAATCCTAGTCTATCTTCATAACTAAAACCAAAAACACATTTTGTCTTTTCACTTGCAACTACTGTTGAAAAATATAAACCAGTAGCACTAGCATTGTCTAAAGCTGTATCTTTATCTGTTTGACTAAAGAAAGCACCTAATGTATGATGACTATGTATTAAGCCTAAAGCGCAGTCTTTCAACTCTGGCTTATCTTTATACAAATCAGGTAATAATTTACCTAGTTCTTCTCCATCTAGCTCTGTGCTTGTACTGTCACCTAAATCAATAGGTTTAAAATATACAAGCATAACTTTTTCAGGAAAATCACCATCACTTTTCATTATTTCGTACCAAGCAGGTCCTGACCATTCTGTGTCTGGAAATTCATTAAGCAAAAAGCTCACTTTGTCTTGCATGTCCTTCCGTATCATTAATAGAGAACCCGTTTCTTCGCATTTCGCTTTCTTTTTTTCTTGTTGCTTCTTCTTTGATAACATTATGTCTCCTTGTCATATTAAGTAACTTATTATTAATAAAATCATTATATGCTATTGTTAAATCATAACATATTATGTTTGCTTTTGCTTCTAGATTAAACACATCATCTTCTGTTAATAACTCATTTTCTATCCAATCATACAGCTCTATGCATCTATCTTTGGCAAAAACCACATTAAAGTCTCCATTAGCAAGATAACCATGATTCTCATTAACTTTAATTAAGCATAATAAATCTTTGAATTTCTTTGGAAATCCTAGTTTATTTAGAATTTTAAGATTAACTAATGCTTTAATTATATTTTCACATATATAATGAGGATTATGAATAATAAGTTCTGTTATTACTTCATGATTAGTTTCTAATTTGAAGAACAATGGTGCTGATTCTCTACTAATACCACCTACATTACCTGCCCAATATGTCATGTTTGTCTGTTGAATATGTTCTGGAGCATCATCATAACAAATAATGTTTTTTCTATCAGCTCGACAGCCAAGCACATTAACGAAAATCCAAGCTAATTTATCCATATCAGTTGGATTATTATTAATAGACATAACTTCATTTCTTTTTGAAAATGATATAGTCGTATCTGTTATTAAAGATATAGATATATCGCTTTCGCTCGATAATCTTCGTTTATTAGATGGCATTAGTCCTGTAGTTGATAACATTAATTTATTTGAAACGCTATTTGAGTTAAATTTTGGAATATCTAACCAGTCCACAACAAAGTCTTTTTGTAACTGTTGCTTTCCAGAACTTCCAATGTAAAAACACTGATTAAAGGTTTGTGTTCCTACTGTTAAAGCGTTTACTTTACTGAAATTAATAGAATTAATATTTCTCCATTTATCTTCTATGTTAGAATAAACAGTATTGTATTGATTTAACTTAACCCAGATTAACACATCTACACACATGTTGCAAAATTTAAAATAATCTTGGATATAGCCTTGTTTTAATCTATCTTCATAACATTTCATTACGTCTCTTGAGGGATAAAGAAATTGCCTAAATCTTAGTCCATGATTATTGCTATTAAAAACTCTATGATATTTTTCATGAAGCTTTTTATACCAAATTACATAAGAATAATAAGAAGTATTTTCGCCTACTATCTCTTTTAATTGTATTGGATTGTCTTTATCTATTCTTGCCTGTAAAAAAGATAATTCTTGTGTCATCTGTCTGTAAGAATCGTGCATATTATTAATATCCCAGTATGCGTCATTTCTAGTCCATGTATTTTGAAACATAATAGCATATTTACGTATCAATGTTAGTGAGTTGTTTTGAAGGTAAAAATTCATACCTCGTTCATGACCGCCTAAACATGGTTCACCTTCTGCATTTACATGAGGATGAACACTAAGAGATGGTCCGTCATAATCTTCTAAAACAAATCTTTTACCCATAGATGTACCATCTTTACTAAACCTTAATATAAAATCCATTTTAGGCATGATGTATTTTCTAGAACCCTGAAGCCGTGGATTTGGTAATTCTATGACTATTGAAAAGAATGACCCTGCTGAATTAGAAGTTACATATTTAATAAAATCATAAGATTCTTCTTCCATTTGTTTTTTAACATTATCTTCGTCAAATGGAATATCGTCTCCTAAAATCACATTATTAAACTTATTTTGTGCTATGTAAAATATATTAACTATTTTACGAATAGCTGTTACACTTTTAAACTTTATCATTATTTATATCTCCTTAGTTAAGGTTAAAGCGCTGATTTTGAAGCTCACACAACCGAAGTTAATCGACACAATCAGCGGACAAAATACAACGCTTTAACACTATTTAATCAAGTAATTATTTAACTACCCGATGTTACTTTAGATGTACTAAAGTGTAGAAAATCTCCATCTTTTAGTGGAGTGTTCATCTCTGCTTTATTAGCATTTATCATAACAACAACATTACTTACATTGATGTTACGCATTTCTGCAACAGTTGCTGGCGTTAAACCCGGTCCTTCTACTGATTGGACTGTGCTGTTTGCTTGTACTGTTACTTTTATTGTGTTTGGTGTTCTAGCCATTTATTTACCTCCTACGGTGTTGTATGACGTTGTTTTAAATAATCTTTCTAATTTTGTTAATCTACGATATACTCCAGATAACAAAGCTTTTCTTATTCTTCTTTTAATATATTTTACCATATCATTGTTTTACCTCTTTATTCGCCAAATGTATCCATTAGTGCTTCCTTATATTCATCTGGCATTAAAATATAAGTGCAATCTTCGCAATACGCGCCTGTCTCAGAATCATCGTTAGTAGGCATGCCTCCAACCATGTATTCTTCTATTATCATTTCACGGTCACAACAGGGGCATAAGACCCCTGCTGCATCACCGCTTATTGGCATAACCGGAAAACTCATTGTTTCTCTGTTTCATTGAGTAGTCTGTTATATCTTTCTTGTAAATCGTAACAATTACTTTTCCAAAACTCTATCTCTTTTTGGTAAGTACTTATGTAACTAATGCTTACCATTATCATACCTATATAACCTAATATGCATAATGCTATAGTTTGAACCATATTAAACTCCCACATGGTTACTTACCATATCTTCACAATGTTCATAAAGTTCTTTTCTAGCTTTTGTTACTTCGCTACGTTTTACTCTCAAAGTCATTACTTCTGCATGAGGTGGTGTTGTACGATAATATCGCATAATACCTTTTTCTAGCTGTAATTTCTCTTTCTCAAGAGTTTTAACTTTGCGTTCTAACTTATTCAATAGACTCATATACTATCTCCTTTAGGTGTCTTTATTACACTAAACAACAATGTTAGTACAAATACACCACATCCTAGAAAGAATACTCCTAAGCCAAATGCTAGGAAATTAAATATCCATTCATGTAATTGGATTATCATCATTACTTACTCCTACTTACTGTTAATAAAAATCTTTCCGTGCGTCTCACACCAGACCGTACAAAAGCTTACTACATAATATTTTTTAGACACTTAAATCATTTATTATGTAATATGTTTGTAGACACGGAAGTATAATAAAAATTTTACTCTAATTAATGTGGTGGGTTCGTGGTGACCGTTTCGGAAATATCCACGTTTCATCTATCCGTCAATAGATGGTCATAATCCCCACCACTTGGTACCAAAATATTCCTAGCTCTATCTTAGTGCTTGCTACATTACTATCTATCATTATCCTTTCTACGTCGGACGACGCTTTCGTGCTATGTTGATAGAAGCATTCTCTGTAAACAAACACTAAAACAGAACTTGTCTCTGTGTTTACTTCATTACTGTCTATCATTACCCTTTAAATGTGGGAGGACTCTTCGGTTGATAGAACCACTTTTTGATAGTAAACACAAAGACTGCGGAGTGTAAAAATATGTTACTTATCTTTAGCTATCTTACGATGCTTGGTAACACTAGAATAGGCTTGTTCGCCTCTTCTATTCTTGACACCCTCAAGTGGTGTCTTTATAACTACCATTTCCATAGTAGCATTACGAGATACAACTGTTGTTATTGTCTTAGGCATATTGCCTCCTTTAATGCGAGAATGTTAATAGGAAGTTACTAGTAGGTACTGTTGTTATACTCGCTGATACAACAGATTACTGCGAGACCTCTAGATACTTAATGCTTCCTAATTTGTTGAATAATTTATATGTAGGTGTGATAAAATATATACCCTACACGTATGTGCAGGGCATATGATTTGTCGAAGTCGCTAGAACTCGATGGCAACTCGTTCGGCAACAGGAATCAATTGAACGGAGTTCGTTTTTGTTGATTGTTGGTTTCCGTTAGAGATGTAGAGGGTACCTATCGGCTTAGCGGACAGTGTGTAGGTGACACCGTCACTCATAGTCACTTCTTCGCCATTGAATGGAACAAATTGTGAAACCATTTCGTTAGCCTTAGCTTTAGCCAAAGAAAACTTCTTTGCATCTGAGCCTGCGATGGTGTAAGTCTCGAAGGAGGGACCTACTGACTGGATTAGTTTGATTAATTTATCTTTCATAATGCTGTTGTCCTATTTTATTAATGATTAATTGATTGTACTAATATACTCAAAGAGTACAGGGGATGCATCTACCCATAGGTTTTGCATTAGCAGGCTAGTCCTAGGGTTTAAGAGGAGGGCAGAACTCGGTGTTCTTTCGATGTTCAACCTGCCGGGACCCCACTAGCCGTAAAACCGACGGGTACGGTGCAATGTATACCACGTACTCCCATTCTAGAGTAATTTTTCAAACCTTTTTTGGATTGACCCCCCACCCCATTTTCTTACAGAGACTTGTCTAGTCTGTATTTTATTTTTTAATTTAAATTTTGATATTGCTGTTCTTAGGGTTTAATATAAATTTATAATTAATACTTGCATTAGCTTGATTTATGTTTTATATTTTTAGTAATATTTGAGTACGCTATGCTTGTAATACTCTTATTAATATACATCAATAACAAGGTTTTCGTATGTTTAGTAAATACTTAAAAGAAGATAATACATTAGATTACCAAGCATTGTATAACGATATGTATAGGATTACGGGTTTTAATAAGAAAGTTAATAGGGATAAACTGTATAAAGAGGTAACTGATTGGTATGAGCATATTAAACAAAATAAAGAAAGTTCTGGAGTTAAGTTGTGAGGTTGTTAAACTAAAGGTCGGTATTTGGATTTTAAAGATTCGTTCTTATGTTTACAATAACGATAAATCATAACGATATAGGCTCTACAGACTATCCTATATATTCTAAAGAAGAAGCACTTGTCGAAAAGATAGATTTTAAACATTGGCAGAAAGCTCAGGAAGGTGAATGGGCTCTGACTGATGACGGATATGTAGCAAAAGTAATAAAAAGAAAGGAATATGAGGATAAGGAGACTAAGAGAACTAGTCTCTATTATCGAATGCCTTTCGGTTATATCATGTGGAATCCTAAATATCCTACAAAGCAGTTTAATTGTGGGGGTAGGGAGGCTAATAACACGATGACTGGGAAGAAATGGTTAGAGGTTATTAGCAAGAGCGATAAATACCAAGCATTAGCTACATGGGCAGCAATATCTGAAGATAGGGACGTTGCTATTGACCAAGTATTTGGACCTGTTAGTGCAGGTAAGCGTAGAAAACTACGTAGACATATGAGAACGGAGACCTTTAAGACAATGAAGAGAGAAGAATCGCAAAAACTACTAGCAGATAACTTTATGGATGCTAACTATTTTGTAGACTTGATGAAGCAGGGTATCAATATTGCTGTTGAAAAGAAGGATGTCAATGGAATACGGGGCTTTGTTAGCGATGGAATGGACATTCATGGCATGAAAGACAAAGAAGT